CTCTCTTTCCCACTTACGTTGTTCTCTTGCAAGCCTTTTGCCGATTGCTGCATCAAGTTCTTCTTGGGTAAAAACCCGTGAAGGCTCTTTTGCTTCTTCAGCGACTTCCGGCGCGTTTACTGTTGCATCAGGAGTGGCCGTCACTTCCGGTGCGGGCGCGGAGTCTACTTCCGCTAAGGGTTGTTGGACTTCTTCAGTCATTTTTGAATCCTAAGATTCCCTGGTGAGCCGCACCAGTACGGGTTTTGGTTATTCAAAAATAATTGTTGCTGACACTGTACCTGAAATTACCACATACAGTCCATCGTTGACGTAGATGCCGTCAAGAGGAAAGACATATGATGTGGCCGCAACAGGTGTGAACACACTCAGAACAGTCCGAGTTGTGGTTGTAGTGGCAGAATCGTAAACCGTAATGGTCGGCGTGGACGATGCCGCGCTGACAAAAATACCTTTGAGTTTGCCGCCCATTGACTTGATGTTGGCGGTTGCGGTGATTTGTGCAAAATTTGCCATGGTGTGTCCTTACGCCAAAGATTTAAGTTTGTAGAGGGTTCGAAGATAAATTTCAACGATATTATCGATGAGTTGTTGCAATGACGAATCTGATTTGTCGGCAACTTTATAACGAGCATTTTCAATTTCAGCCAACGAGCTTTCTAAAAACTCAATAATGTTGGAAGTCTTGGTTGCCGAATGCAAAGTGATTGGGCCAATCAAACCATGACGGCCTTGATAGGTTTCAGCAAAATCATCCGCCGCACCAATAATACGTTCATAAAAAATTTTAAGCGCTTCATGTTTGCTAAAGCTACGAGTGTTCAAGTGAACGCTGTGCGCCACGTCCCGTGCTAAAAACAGCGCACCTAAAAAATCAGCGGCTTTCATTGTGGTATTCCTTGTGGTGGCATCATTTCGTCTTCAGGTGGCATCATCTCTTGCTGAGGCATCTCAGGCATTTCATTCATCATGTTTTGCGACTCCATCGCCGCAGCGACCACGCCCATGGCAATATCTTGAATTTGTTGCTCAGTCATGCCTGCTTGCACCGCAGCAATCCGTTTAGTTTCAGCTTCGTACAGTTTAACTTGAGCTTCAAAATCTTTACGTTGCATGTCTTGCGCTTCGATGGATTTGCCGACGTTTTTAAGCATTTCATGCAGTTGGTCAAGCTCTTGGCCCATTGCCTGCATTTGTTGTTCCGCCGCTTGCAATTCAGGCGGCTTGTCGCCGTCTTCCATGAGCTTGGGGTCGATGGTCTTGGCAAACCGCTTGGCCATCTCTTGAGCACCTGGCCAGTCCATGTTTTTCACAAACAAATCACCAGCCACAGCCCACAGTTGTGGGTTGCCCTGCAACAGTTGGGCCATGGCTTCCAAGGCTTCTTGACGCTTGGTCGCGTAGCCTGGGCCGGTGGCGACAACCACGTCGTACTTGCCGACGTTGGGGTTGTAGATTTTGTCAATTACGATGTCTGGGTTGTTCGGGTCGGTGATCTTGCGAACTGCTTCAGGTTGGTCAGGGTTTAACTTGACCATGCTGGTTTCACCATCCAAGCCAATGATGCGGGCCACGCGCTGTGTGTCGTAAATCTTGGGGATCAAGTCCACCAATTGACGCACGATGTGTCGTACACCACGGGCCAAGTTGTCGCCGTAGTGGTAAGTGCCCACATCACCTTCGCGCTGGCGAGCCAAAATGGCTTTGCCGCTGCGTTCGTTGGATGTCATGCCCAAAGATGCGTTGTATTGGCCGGTAGACGCTTTGATGTCCTCAGATGCACCGGCTTTGGCCTGCAACAGACCGCTGGAGGCCATCGGTGGTTGCGCCCGTGCAGGCAACGGCAACACCGCGCCTTGGCCGTCGGTGACGTCTGGATTGACCTCCAAATACGGCCAGTTCGTCGTATTTGCGGTCTTCCATTGGTTCTCATAACCTTCAAATTGACCACCGTAGCCAATGAACGGTGCTTTCGGTGCCAAGGCCAGCATCTCTGCTTCTTGGCTTACCCAGTAGTTGTACATGCGCTGGGCGTCCTTGGCGTTACGCACAAGGCCAGACACGTACAAGCGGCCATCGACTTCAAACTCATTGCCGACAATGCGGACTACGGGGATGTATTTCCCCGCCCAATCGCGTTCTTCAAGAATTTCGTAGCCGTTAATCTTGCAGTATTTAACTTGGACACGATCAGATTCACGAGATTTTTTAGGCTTGCCATAAATTTCTTTCAGTTGTTTGTCCTCTAGGGTGCCTTCAAACGCGGTCACGTTCCCTGGGTACAAGTTCAGCTTTTCTTTGGTGTAGTCAAGGTAGTAGTAGTCAGCCACGCGCACAGTGTCTTCAGTCAACCACTGGCTCAAATTCTGATCCCCCACACCCAACGACTGCAAGGTGGTGATGGGCGCTGAATCGGGGTACTTGCGGGCGTATTCGTCTTTGGGAATGTCTTCCGTAATCAAACACCATTTTTGATCCGCGCCAGTCGGGTCTTGGATGGTTGGATCCATGTAGACGCTGAACGAATTGCGAATGCGGCCAATCTTGATGTCTTGGTCGAATGTGTTGTCATCGCAATATTCAGTCAGAATGCGGATGTAACCTTCGCCGTAGGAGACTTGGTTTTCACACGCTGTATCGTACGCGACGTCAGCATCGCTGATGTATTCGATGTGTCTGACCATGCCGTTGAAGACTTCTGCAACTTCGACGTCGGCGTCGTCATTGGCTGGAATAACCTTGCCACTTGGGCGGTTCTGCCTTTGGTCATTGGTCACTTGCCTTACGTGCTGTGGCAGTTTGTTGATTGTCAGACATGGCCTGGCGTTGATCGTCTGGCCTTGCACGGCACCTCGGGTAGCCAACACGTCGGCAGGCCACTGCCAATGGTTGTCAGGTGAACCCGCGTAAAACTTCAAGTCGTCAATTTCATCTTCACGACTCTCAGATAACGCGGCGATCGCCATGTTGAGGCGAGTGCGGGCGGTGGACAGAATGCTGGATTCGGTCTTTTTGTTGCCGCCGTTGGCCACAGCACCTGCTGCGGCGATGCCTGTGTAATCTGCCATTATTTTTTCTTCTTTTCCGCTTCGCGTTTGACAGCGTAAGCAATTGCGACCGCTTGCTTGACCGGCTTACCGGCAGCAACTTCGGCCTTGACGTTTTTGCGGAAGGCTTCGGGCGTTTTGGATTTAACGAGCGGCATTATTTTTTCTTCGCAGTTTTAGCTGACTCTTTGAAATCTTTGGCCGTTGGCGCATTCTTGCTACCAGGCTTGTTCATCTTTTCGCCAGAGCCCGCTTTGATACGTTCGCGTTTTGCGTGAATGTTTGCGTAGAGTCCAGGTTTGGTAGCCATATCAACACTTCCATCTTTTAAGGGCTGCTTTGGCGCGTTCGCCATCTTTGGCGTTGGCTGCTACAGCGCCCATTCTTGCACAAAATGAAGCCTTGCGGCCTTTATCTGCTTCAGTCTTAGGGTTGGGTGCTGGCGCTTTTAAATTAGAACCCGTTTCACGGTTGTACTTCTCGCGCCCTTTGGCGGTCAGCCCTGCACCTTTGCTCACCGGCAGTTTCTCGCCTCGGCCAACTGATAGAGACACGTTCTTTTTCATGCGCCCATCCATCCTGTAGAGACTGCGTTGCCATAACTGGCCGCGCGGCGTTTAGGTTCGACATACTCACGGTGAGCCACAGGAAAAGCAAACGTCACCGCTATTGCGTCAGCAGCGTCAGGAGAGGCAAGACCGCGAGCCTTCATATCTTTTTTGCTTTCCAAAAAAATAGTTCCCCGTGAATCAGGTTTCATCATAGGCGAAATCAAGTCCGTTTTCAAGAACCTGTCGTTGGGTATGCTAGCAGATTTCAACCAGTCCCTCATGTCGCCCCACATCTGCGCGCGCATGTTGCCGTACATGATCGGGTTTTTTGCCTTATTTCCAAAGTTCACGCCCTTGACCTTGTACCGCTGTTCCTTCAACCGATCCACAATCCCAGCACCCAGGCCGCCCTCGTCGATCACCACCAGCGTGGGCTTAAATTCCTCAATCGCTTCGATCACGTGCCCCACCACCGTCATGGTGTCGTCGCCTCTGTGCCGCATGATCTTCACGATGTCTCGACCCTGCCGCACCGCAATGACGGTTGCATCTGCTCCGAACCGTGCGGGGTCAACACCAATCACGATCGGCGCTGACTGATCCTGATACTTGGCCCGTTTCATGGCGTCGTCCACGATGTCAGCCCCGATGAACTGATCGTCGCCCGCGTTGGGGAATTGACCGTACACCTCGACGTGCGCCTGCGCCGAATCCGGCCCATATTCGTCGATGATGCGCTGATAGACCGCCTTGTCGGTGCCCTCGACCGTGCGCGCGTCCACCACTTTTGTGCGCCAAAAGTCCCGTTTTGAGTGAAACGCCTCGTAAAAGTACCCCGTATTGCGGCGCGGGTTGGAAAACGCCATCCAAAAGCGATTTGGCGTGTTTTCTGTGAAAAAACCGCCCGTCACCGCCCAAATTGAGTCGTCAATACCCGATGCTTCATCAAAAATCACCAAGACACCGTCGAAATTGTGCACACCAGCGTACGCGTCGGGGTTTTCCGCTGACCACAGCCGCCCCTCAACGCCCCAATACCTGGTGCCTTTCTTCAAATCCCGCTCGACCAGCTCAGTCAGCCACTTGGCGGGCATCACTCTGGTGGCGCTGACCTCAAACCAGTGGCTGTTGATGGCCATCGCTAGCCATTTGGTGATCTCGGCCCATGTGATTGAGCGTAGCTGGGACTCACTGTTGGCCGACACGATGGTCGTCGAGCCGATCCGCGTGGAGATCATCCAGATCACCAACCAACTGACCAACGCCGACTTGCCAATACCACGGCCAGACGATATGGCCTCTTGCAACACGTCAAAATTGACGTTGCCTTGGTTGAGTCGGATGTGCTCGGCGATGTCGAGCAGCACCTCGCGCTGCCATTTGCGCGGGCCAGCGAAGTTTTCTAGTGGTGTGCCCTTGACGCCCCAGGGAAATACATACATCACAAACGCCAGCGGGTTGTCTTTGATCTGGGGCGACCATAGCCGCGCCATCAATTCTGTTTCGTCTTCAGCGCTGTAGATGGTCGATTGCATTTACTTCCTGGTTTAACGTGGGACTTGGTTCGTTGGCAATCACATCAATGACCCGTGACTCCGCTTGGCGTAACGCGCCGATGATGCTGATGCGCTGATCGACATCAATACTGATGGACTGCTTGGCCACCCAGCCGTGTGAGTGCTGGAGGATCGCCAGCGCCGCTTTGGCGTCGCCTTCCTTGGCTGCCTTGTGCAGGCAGGTGGACATCTCCAGTTCACCGTCGGCTTTGCCCTTGAGCGCTGCCATGTCTGCTATTGGGTCTAGCTCACACAGTTGCCGGTACTCGGTGGGCAACATGCCGGACGCTAAGGCTAAAGCGTCGCCTTTCAAGCCCAGCTTGGCGGCTTCGTAGATTTTGTTTAACCGCGCTTCGGTCGCAACGATCTTGCGCGGCTCAAATGGAAGGCTGTGGAACGTCATGTGCGCGAGTGTAAATCATGTGGGTCATGTGGGCAATTATTTTGGGTTTTGGATTTGATTTTAAAAAATAAAAAAATTGTTCGTGAAACCTCCGTCACCGTATGGCCCAGGCCGTCGGCCCTACCCCCTCCCCCTAAGTTAGTAAGCACTTACTTACCGCAGCCTGGTTAGTAAGCGCTAACTAACATCCGTAAGTTAGTAAGCACTTACTTGCATCAACTTGGTTAGTGAGTGCTTACTAACCTGGTTATGTTAGTGAGTGCTTACTAACCGGCAGCGGGGTTAGTGGCTACTAACTTGCCAGGTTAGTGGCCACTAACTGGAAAAGTAATACTTTCGAGGTGGGTCAAACTCGATTGTCCACAAAAAACCCATATGGCATATGGTCAAAATGGACTTGTGGACACTTTTTTGAAAAAACTTCAGTTTGTCCCCAAACGTGCATCCCAACCCACAATTTCACCATATGAAATATCTAGAAGACCCCAATCAAATTTTTAACATTTATGACCATATTGTCCACAAAGCCCATAACACCATGATTTATATAGACTTTTTGTGGACAATTTAGGGGTGATACAAAAGATCCACAAAGTCCACAAATGTAAGGAATTCCTTTACATAGGGTTTTGGAGGGGTCTTGTAAATCAATGACTTACAAGAACTGGCACGATTCTATTATGTATATATAGAGAGCATCTGAAAAAATGCCCTCATTCAATCAACTAAAGTAAAGGTAAAACATCATGACTTTCGACTACGACAAATATTACCCAACTGAGGAAGCGTTCACAAGGGCTGAAATTGAGCGAATTATCACGCTCCATGACCTACCCCTCAGCGATGATCTAATCAGGCTTGCAAGGGCTTGTTTTGCTGAAGCCAAAATCAAAGAGGTGGTGGCATGAACTACAAAAACGAATTCCCCGACTACGATGACACCATCACGCTACCTGATGGATGGGTTGACGCATCTTGGCACAATGACGTCAGCCCAAGTTTTGAAAAGCGAATGGGCGACATAACCTACAAAATTTGGTGTGACTTCAAAGACCCCAACAAACGCGAAGTAGGGGGTAAACAATTTACTGTTGCCACTTATGACCAAAACGAATTTGAGGAATTGCAAGACCTCGCGGAATTTGACACACTCGCGGAGGCGTTAGCCTTTTGCCCACAATAGACAATGCAACTATCAGCCCATGCGGTGGGCTGATGGGTGATTTGTCACCGATTCAATCAACTTTAATGGAGTACATGACATGACAGACAAAACATACAATGGTTGGACAAATTACGCCACATGGCGCATCAATCTAGAAGTCTTTGATGGGTTTGACTATACAGACTATGGTTATAGCGGTCTGAATAAAGATGACGCATATGACCTTGGTGAATACCTCAAAGAATATGCAGAAGAGATTATCTTTTTGGACTCTCACATTGGAGGTAAAAGTCCAAGCTCTTTACTAGAAGACTATGCAAGGGCATTTTTGCAAGAGGTCAACTATTACGAAATAGCCAAGCACATGATCGCCGATTATGCGGAGGCTGCAGAATGATTTATCCAATTATTTACCTAACCGCGCTTGTAGTGTTAGCCCTTGATTTATTTGTTTGGAGGATATGACACCATGATAAAAGCTTGGTATCAATCAAGAAATTTCGAATTCACCGCATATGGGGAAGACACTTCCCAAGCGATTAACGCGCTCAAACGCGGGTTGGATCAACACGCAAAACAATATGGTCTTGATGCGGATTGGTGGAAGGAATTTGAAGACGACATCAGCACCGCACACATACAAATAAATCAAGCCTACCGCGACGATGAACTTTTGAAGGTGACACCATGAAACCTTGGCACGACTACACCCAAACCATCGCAAGCATTGCACAATCGTTTGTCAATGTCTGCCATCACTCTATGCGAGCGGATCAAGTAAAGGCATGGGCAAAGGGGGAGCTTACCCCCAACGATTGCATGGATGCCAACTTGGTCATGGATGGCATTATTGAAAATCATGGTGTGCAACTTTGGACAGATGGGCACTTGAACGACAACGCGCTTAAATTTTTCAACCAATGTTATGACGCTGCCGAAACCTTAAACCGAAAATTAAAAGGAGATTAAATTATGATTGAATTCACACATGAGACCACACGCTACAAGGTCAAACCTGAAAACGCGCAAGCCATCCGAATTTTGGCAACCAAGCCGCCCAAAATCAAAAATAAAACAGACCCCAAGCACAATAGCATGAGGCGCGATTATCCTGTTTTTCAATTGGGCATGACTACAGGGGACTATCTAAAAAGTTACACCGCGCTCAATAGTCGCTTGCTTTTAAGCCCTTGGGCGCATACATATGCCGACCGCGCCGCGCCTATGATCGACGCTACGCATCCCGAAGTGTGGGAGGAAATAGATGAACATTACATACCAACAATTGAAGACATCAAACCCGCTAAAAAATTGACGGCAAAACAAGCAATGACGCAAGCCCTCAAAGCTTTAGAAAATGGCGACGTTGACACCGCTCAATGTATTTTGGTGGAGGGGTTGAAATGAACCCAATATTTGCGCAAGCCCTAAGCCCTTGGGCACCGCCTACCGCCCCCACATCGATGGATCTAGTGACGCGGGCGCTCATTTTAGGGTTAACTGCCCCTGACGCTGAGAGGGCGCAAGAATGCGCGGACTTGGCCGAACATTGGGCGCAAGGGTTGACCGATGCCGAAGTGGAGCGGTGCAAAGCGGAGGCTATGAGGTATAAGACATGACAATAATTATCGCGGCATTGCTTGCCGCTATACTAGCCGTGCTGCTTGGTCTCTGAGCAGTTGCCAAACCTTACAGCCCGCCTTGTGCGGGCTTTTTTTACGCCTCTACCATGTCGCGCAATTCTGATTTGGTGGCTTTGGCAAGATCAGGGGCGCAAAAGATGTGTTTCTTGGTGTCGTTGTTGCGGGACTTGATGCGCCCACAATCAATCCATTTCGCCTCTTTGAGCGCGTGTAGGAGCGCCGCCTGGACAATCTTGACCCCCATAGGTGCGTAGCCCTGCAAACGATCGCAAACCGCGTGAAAAGGCGCGCCAATGACACCCTTGGAGAATTCGCCAACGCGCCGCGTCATCTGATCGACTAGGAACGACTCGGCGGTGCTCATACCGTGCTCGACCATGATGAGCTTGGCCTCGGTTGTTGGGGGCGGCGCTGATGGGTTCCAATCGGACACATCGCGGGTGTGCAAGTAATGGGCAACGGCTGCAAAACCGCCTCGGTGTTGATACCAATTCCACAAGCTCACCGCCTGAGCTTCTGACAGTTTAGGAGCGGCGCACCAAATGACAAACCACCGGCGATCTTCTGATGGGAGCGAGATGGCCACGCGCTCATTACTGAAGGCGATCACAAAGACGCGGTTTAAGGCCATATATGGGTGCAAACCCTTGCGGTTGACCATGAGAAGCTCAGGGGGCGCTGCAATGATGGGCTTGAGGGTGTTCTCCAACGCTCGGCGGTCTTTGGCCTCTGCTTGGCGTAGCTCTGCGATTTCCATCACTTCGCACTCTAGTGCGTAACCCCATTGGGAGTTGAGGTCTTCGTTCTTGACCAGTGAGCAGTTGGCCTTAGCCTCGCCGCCAATCGCCCAAAAGAAGGGGGCAAAAAGGGTGTCTTTGCCGCTGCCGTGGTTGCCGCCCATCAGGATGGCGTGGTTGATCTTATGGTTGGGGAATTGCACCTTGTGCGCCAAGGCGTTCAATAAATGCTCGCGCTCGAAAGCTTCGGGCACCATGCGCTCAACGTGCTCAAGCCACATAGACACATCACCCGCCACAGGTGTGGGGCGCGCGTTGCGCCACCGGTTGCCGTAGACCAAACCATCGCGCGCAACCAAGATGGACGCGCCTGCTGCGTAAGTGATACCTGCCAAAGCCTTGGCACCTTTGCCTTGGCGGTTCTCATCAAACGATGTAGCCGCCTCAATTTTGCGCTTGGCGTTATGGATTGAACGGCAGTCAAGATGCCTGAAAAGAGCATTAAAGGTGTTGCGACCCAACTCGCGGCGGTCTTGCATATCAAAATAGGCGTCATCGTCTTGGATGTAAGCAAACCGCTCATACCACTCAGCCTTTTCAACCCGCCCAAGTTCTTTACGCTCGACCTCGGCGACAACCCGCGCAGCCTCGTCAGGATAGTCGGGCGTGGGCGTGAGCTTGGATAGCGCCAAGTCCATCGCTTGAGTGAGCAATTCCTCACGCAAGCCTGGGGTGTGGGCGGGGCCACCATTGTCAGCAACCCATTGCAGAAACATCCGCGAATCAAAGTCCACGCAATGCGAGTGCAGGCAACAATAGGCGCGGTTGGAAGGCATATAGCGGCCTTCGGGGTTGCCGTCGGTGTGCTCTGCGCCATTGGGGCAGATGACACCCGCCCAACCCTCGCCGTTGGGGCGGGAGAGCAGCAAACCCTGCTCAGACAACCACGCCATCACGTCATCAGCGCCATCGTCGGACAGTCTGATGGGGCGCAGGGTGAGCGAGTCAGCCTCGACTGGCGTGACACCAAGCGCGGTGCAGATGTCGGGCAGGCTGTACTCACGCTCAGGATGGAACTCGACTAAGCGGGACTCAAAATGGTTGCGGTCGGGTTTCAAGTTAACCGAGCCAGGCAATCGGAAGTTGCGCACAGGATTGCAAGCCCCAGGGTCGGTATAGCCTGCATCGGCAATGGCTTTGATGGCTGCGCTGAACTCGGCCTTGGTCGGCTGATCGCTGAAGGCGTAGCCCCATTGGAATGAACCCTCGGAGGTTTCCATGATCCACGTGGGCTCAAGCGGGGGCGTCTTGGACTTGGTGCCAATGTCGTCGAGCATCATCACAAGGATGTACTCGCAATTGACTGCTGACGCTGACACGCGGCCATCAACGAAACGATCAACGATAAAGCTCGCGGTGTTGCCGTACCACGCTTGACCCGCCTTAGTGCCCTTGCTAGGTAGGTATGCTGGCCATGTACATTTGACTGCACCATCAGCGTGAAGTTGAATCGCGCCGTCTTTTAGTTGTGGTTTTTGACGCACAATAAGTGCGGTTTCGCCGGTTGGGGCAAGTTTTGTGATAAAGTCCAAAAATTCCAAGTTAGTGCTCCCTTACAAGCCCGCCTGCCAGCGGGCTTTTTATTTGCTTGCGATTAGACCCAGCTTGTGTAGCTTGCGGTCAGCCATGTTTTCTTTCACTGTCCCATACTTCAAATTAGATAAATGATTGTTCATTTTGTCGCCATCTAAATGACGTATTTCCCCGCGCTCGTTTGACTCAGGTCGCTGGCCATCAAACGCCAACAACACAAGCTCATGCACATATCGTGTTTTGGTGACCCCAGCTTTGGCCAACTTGACGCTCAAATACGCGCCAGTCACAAACAGCTTTAAGTCTCTACCTGTGTAAACCATGCCCTTGTGCCTACCATACGGAACAAATCGCGTCAACGAACGAACATTGCCGTAGTTGCTGACTTCGTAAAACCCGTCATATCCAGGTATAGCTGTCCAAAGTTCCATATCAACCCTTTCCATATCGCGACATGATTGCCACCTCTGCGCCAAGGGGTAAACCCTGAGCCCAAGCAGGTGGCGTACACATCACACGTTTCAATTGTTCAGCCATTTCTTCTGGCTTATCGGTTTCCAACACGATCTCGTCATGCACATGCAACACCACGTCGTCAAGCTGGCGCAGTGAGTGGCGCAGCAAGTCGTTGGCGGTGGCTTGAGTGATATTCTCACACGCTAGCCCTTTCCAAAGCCGAGCCCTCGGCCATTCTTTTGCGTCTGCTGCCGGTTTCCAAGCGGCCTTGGCGTAGGTTACACCATCGGTTTCAAGTCGTGCGTACGGGTAGCACAAGACGCGACCAGAGGGCAAAGCATACCAAAGGTGCTGGCCGTCATACATATAGGTAACCCGACCCACGTTGAACTCATGGTCTTTGTTTCGCATGGCGCGGGTGTAGGCTTCTTCTAAGTTTTGCCAATAGGGCACCGACCAAGGGTTGGCTCTGCGCCATGCGTCCACCATGCGCTTGGCGTCGGACTCAGGCAGGTGTACGCCGTACACACGACCCATGGCCGCAAAGGCACCAATGCCACCGGCAAAGCCGCAGGCCAATTCTTGAACCTTGCCAATCTGACGCTGATGATCGTTGACTTCACCCACGCCCACGCCAAAGGTGGCCGAGGCGTTGACCTTGTAGACGTCCTCACCCTTAGCAAAGATGGCTAGTTTGCGCTCGCCTGCGGCGCAGTTGGAAAGCCACGGGTTGGCGCGCGCTTCGATGGACGACCAGTCGGCCACGACTAAGGACTTTCCCTTAGCGGGTATCAATGCGGGCCTGAGCATTCCTTTGAGGACATCAGTAACGCGCTTTCCAAATTGTGGAACAATTGAATGGCCTCTGACCATTGCAGTTCTAACGTCTTCGGGCGATTTGGCGCACTT